GTGATCATATGAGGGCTAATGGAATAAAGAGTTTTGATGCTTTCACTGAACATATTAAAGCAATAGAGAAAGACTTTTGGGAAAATAGATTTCCTGTTTATGCCAAATGGAAAGAACGTTGGTGGAAAACATACCAGAAGTACGGGTATATTTCAATGCATACGGGATTCACCTGTAGTGGAGTGATGGGGAAGAATGATGTGACTAATTATCCAGTACAGGGAGCCGCGTTTCATTGCCTCCTTTGGTCTTTTATTCAGGCTGACAGGATAATGATCAGAGATAAATGGGATACAAAAATAATAGGACAGATCCATGATGAAATAGTATTGGACGCTCATCCGGATGAAATTGAAATGGTTTGCAAAACAATTAAGAAAATTACTTGTATTGATTTGCCTAAAGAATGGAAGTGGATTAATGTTCCTTTGAATATAGATGCCGAAATTTGTGACGTAGATTCCAGCTGGTCAAACAAAAAAAAGTTGAAAATTTAAAAGAAATCAAAATATTTTTAGTATAATATAATAAATAAAAGAATGAGTCTACATTTAAAATATCGTCCACAGACCTTTGATGAGGTTATAGGAAATGAAGAAGTTATTGAAATCCTCTCTAACATGCTGGAGAAAGGAAACTGCCCCCACAGCTTTTTATTTACTGGGCCCACCGGAACCGGGAAAACTACAGTGGCCAGAATTATGGCTGATGAATTAGGTTGTGTTGGGGAGGATTTTAAAGAAATTGACATTGCTGATTTTCGTGGAATAGATATGGCCAGGGAAATAAGGAGAAAGAGTGGATATAAGCCAATCAATGGTCCATGTCGTGTATGGGTATTAGATGAGTGTTTTGCAAAAGGAACTTTAATTACTATGGCGGATGCTTCTGTCCGACCTATTGAAGATATAATGGAAGGGGATTATGTAAAAAATATACAAGGGAATGTTCAAGTCAGTAAAACTTTTAGAAATAAAGTGGATTTAAACAGGGTATGCCTTATTAAATTTAGGAATGGGCAAACCATTACCTGCTCTGAGGATCATTTATTTTTGACTCCAGATGGATGGCTAAAAGCTAAATATTTACAAGATTCTTTTGTTTTTCTAAATAAAGTTAGTAAATTTATGCCTAACATGAATTCACTTAACTTAGAGAAACATGAGAAGAACGAAAAAAGTATGTTCTATTTGTGGAGAGAGTTTTACATTAAAATCAAACTCAAGAGCACAGACGTGTGGCAGAGTTTGTGGGAATGTTTTAGCTGGCAACAATCGAGTTGGGATGCGGCGTTCCTCGGAAACGAAGGACAAAATATCTCGCAAACGATTAGAATATTTCAAAACAGAGAAAGGAATAGCTCTCTGCAAAATGCATTCAGAAAGAATGAAAAAGAACAATCCATCCTTCCAACAAATAAATTTGGACAAAGGAAGAGCCACAAAACAATTAAATGGAACTCTTCATGTATGGAAAGGGGAACGAGGGGGGAACGGAAAATTAACAATTCCTCAAAAATTATTAGCAACTTCTTTAGGATGGGAAATGGAAGTGGTAATAAAAACAGGGCATTCCCCAACGGACAATTCAGAGTTTACCTCCAATTACAAAGTAGACCTAGGAAATCCATCAATCAAATTAGCAATAGAAATAGATGGAAGAGGGCATCATGCGAAAAAGAGTATATTACGCGATCAAAAGAAAACAAAGAAATTGAATCAGTTAGGGTGGCGAGTGTTGAGATTTACCAACAAGGAAGTGCTGGAGAATCTTTCAACAGTGTTATTGGAAGTAAAGAAAGAGATCAAGGCTATGTAACCTTTTATGATTTAGAAATTGAAGGACACCCAAGTTACTTTGCAAATGAGATTACTGTTCATAATTGCCATGAATTAACTACACAGGCCCAGGACGCCTTACTAAAGATATTAGAAGATACTCCAAAGCATGTTTATTTTATTCTTTGTACTACGGACGATCATAAGTTGAAACCAACTCTGAAAGGACGTTGTAGTACATTTGCCATGAAAACATTGGAGGATAGGCAAATGATGTCATTGCTCAGGAAAGTAGTTGACGGAGAAGATGAGACGTTATTGAAGCCGGTTTATCAACAAATCATACAGGACGGATTGGGACATCCCCGGAATGCTCTGCAGATTCTGGGGCAGGTATTGAGTGTGGAACCAGACAATAGATTGAAGACAGCGGAGAAGGCTGCCGTAGAATATAGTCAGAGTATTGAATTATGTAGGGTGCTTTTGAATGAAGGGAGTAGTTGGAAGAAAGTCAGTAGCATATTAATCGGATTGAAACAGGAAGAGCCGGAGAAGATCCGCAGGCATGTGTTGGGATATTGTCAATCTGTTTTATTAAAATCTAATAATAACCGGGCTGCATTGGTGATGGAGAATTTCCTTGAACCATTTTACAATACATTGTTTCCTGGTTTGGTATTTGCATGCTACAATGTTATTTGTGGTGAATAAACGTTCTTTGAAAATATTGATTGTCGAGATTTAAAGACTAATCTGTTGGGACCGGGGTTCGACTCCCCGCAGCTCCACACAATTTGCCAATTGTAAGAACGGAAGAATGAAAAAAGGGCTCATTATTATGGAAGTAATAATGTTACAGGCACAGCGCCTCTACAGGCTGAGGGTTGGCAAGCTTCCCCGCTTCCGTTTATTTTATTGGGGCTGTTCTGGTTTTGACTGCAGGGGAAGGTATAAATCGTTTGAGATGATCAGTAACCGATAACCGACAAAGTTATCCAATTAAATCCTATCGCCCAGCTTAGAGCTGCGTAGTATTAGGTAAGGAAGGGGGAAAGTAATTAGATGGAAACCTGGTTGTTCAGCTCCCTTCCTTTGATTTGAAATAAAAAAAGAATGAAAATAAGTACTCTTGTAAAAAAATATCCTGATTTATTTCCAGGAAGATTAGCAATACGTCTATCGTATGCTAGAAAATGCTTTTTTGTACCTTGGTATTATGTAGAGGATAAACAAGTATGGGTAGGTGAAACTCGTTGGTGGGGGAATAATAATAAATCAATTGACTATGCACGTAGGTTCGAAAAAATCTCAACATATACCTTTTTTAGAAAGGTGCCAATATTACCTTGGAACCACCCCATAAGAAAAAAATTAGAAAGGGAAGTTCATTTTAACACATATAGAAATGAATTAATTAATAATTTGAAAACCAAGATATGAATTTAATAAAAGTAAGAAGGGAAAAGGGATTGAATCAAAAACAACTAGCAGAAATTACATTGATTTCCCCAGTTACGATTCATAACATTGAATCAGGAAAGACAAAACCAAGCACCTTTGTTAAAAAGAGAATTGAACAAACCATCGGTAAAATAGATTGGGATTAAAACTAAAATTAAGAATATGAATTACGAAAATGATGTTTACATAGACGATTCGTCCCTGGACCTTGAATGGTTAGATCAGGCGAGTCTTGCTATAAAGTATGGAAAGCACTGGGCTGAATGCAAAGAGAAATTCACCCAGGCTGAAGAAAAGATTAAACTTGTCCGCTCTGAATTAATGAGGGATGTCAATACAGATCCTGATGAATGTTTAGGAGCAGGAGTGAAACCAACTGGGCCAAATATTGAATCCTATTACAGGAACCATAAAGATCATATTGCTGCTAAAGATGATTGGGTCAAATTGGGATTTGAAATGAACGTGGCAGAAATTGCCTATAAAGAAATTAGCTATACCAGGAAAGCCGCATTGGAAAACCTTGTAAAGCTCCACGGTCAGCAATACTTTGCCGGACCATCCATTCCCAGGGACATCAATGAGGAACGGGAAATGAAACAGAAAAAAGTAAATACAGGAATCGGATCGAAAATGAAACGAACTAATAAATAAAAATTAGAAAAATGGCTAAAAAGAAGACAAGTGCATTTCGTGGTAAAGTAAATCGCAATGCAGAAAAGCAAGAAACCAAAGCATCCAGCTATGGATACTTGAATCTACCCAAAGGGGTAAAAATGTTCAAACCTGATGGAGGTAAAACTTATCTCTTTGATATCCTTCCTTATATTGTGACTGATGAACATCACATGGATAGAGATGATGAAGATCAGATTGCCGTAGTTGATGGTCAGTGGTACCGGAAACCATTTCAAACTCACAAGAGTGTGGGCCCGGAAGAAGAAACTATCATTTGTCCAGGAACATTTGGCCTCCCTTGTCCTATCTGCAAGTATGCAAAGCAGATGCAAAAGGATGGGGCTGAGTGGGAAGACATTCTACCATTTAAAGCAAAGGATCGCTCCTTATATATTGTTCTCCCAATTGATGCAAAGGAATTTGAAGAAGAATACCATATTTTTGATATGTCCTTTCACTTATTCCAAAAGCAGTTGAATGAGGAATTGTTGACTGATGAGGAAAATGAAATCTTCCCGGATCTGGAAGAAGGGAAATCATTGAAAGTGAGATTCAGTGAGGAGAAGTTTGGTAAAAACACTTTCCCTAAAACATCCCGTATTGATTTCAAAGAAAGGGATTCTACATATGAAGAAGATGTTCTGGAGGAAGTTCCAAATTTGGATGATTTATTGACAGTTCTCTCTTATGATCAAATTGAGACCATGTTTGTCAGTATGGAGGAAGCTGATGCTTCTGACGAGGTCGTGGAGGATGTTGAGGATGATGATGAGCCAGAACAGGACTCAAAATCTCGCAGAAAGCCAAAGACAACCAAAAAGGCTGAGAAAGAAGATGAGGATGAGCCAGAAGAAAAGTCTACCCGGAAATCCAGAACATCCAAAAAAGAAGAAGAGAAAGAGGATGATCCTGTCGATGAGGATGAGCCGGACAAAGAACTGGATGAAAAGAAAACTCGTAAACCAAAGGGCAAGACAGCAGCAAAGAAAAAAGCTGATGATGATGAGGAATGTCCAGAAGGTTTCACATTTGGGAAAGATGCAGATGATCACAAAGAATGTGACTCCTGTGAACTCTGGGACAAATGTAGTGCCTTGAAATACAATTAAAGATGAGCAATACTAAAAAAGCACCTTCTTTCTTCACTGGGTTTTATGTATCCTGGGAAATGGACATTATGCTTCGGGGTTATGCCCTGATGCATAATCTCCCTGTCTCTCATGTGCTTCGCAGTATCACCCACAAATGGGTAACTGATGAATCTATGACCCAGGAAACCATCATAAAAGGACTGGCCCACAAAATGTGTTTGGATTGGGATGTACTCCAATTTGATAAATCCCAAAATGTTTCCAAAGATTCTTTCAAAGAAACTTGGTCTTTCAAATTAGCAAACCTTCCTCCAAATGTTATTAACGCTGTAATTAAATCATTCACAGATGAAACGGACAAGCAAAGTACCACTGAGTGTGCAAGTGAAGAGGAAAGTAAATAGTCCTTTAAAGAAAAAGAAAGAGACTGCTGGAGATGATACTATTATGGTATCTACTGGTTCAACTCTTTTAGATCTTGCTATTAGTGGAGGAAGAAAAAGAGGAGGAGGAATTCCAGGAGGAATCCTTGTTGAAATCTTTGGACCAAGTGGTAGTGGCAAAACTGTCCTACTTTGTGAGATCGCAGGAGCTATTCAGCGACAAGGTGGTGATATAATGTTTCATGACCCAGAGGCAAGATTGGATAAACA